TAAGGTTTTCCCGATGAAAAGAGATTCGCTGGTGATACGAGTATTAAAGGATTCTGATAGAAGCTCAAATCTATTTGGTGGAATTACATTTAGTTGGGTAGAGGAACGAGGATCAAAAGTTGATGCTATATCTAAACCGGCAATTGGTAAAGTTGAGTTAAATGTTCACAAACTAGTAGGCAGTTGTTTTGTTAGTAATGAACTTGAGGATGACTATGAGAGTTTTGGCGAATTTGCTAAAACATCATTCGGGCAGGCTATTCGATTCGTTGAAGATGATGCTTTTATCAATGGTACAGGTGGTGGAATGCCCTTAGGTATTGAACAGGCCGGATGCAGAACACAAGTTACACGGGCTGCGGTTGGAGTAATTGACTGGAGAGATATTGCTAATATGGCCAAGCGGTTACTCCCACGAAGCTGGGAAAGCGCTGTCTGGCTATTGAATCCCGATGTGATAGGTGAATTATTCGAGGCGACATCACCGGCAGCAAATCAAGCGACAGCTCTAGATCTTAGCAATCGTATGCTTTGGGGGATACCGTTCATCCCTACGGAGAAATGCCAGGCAATGGGAACGGAAGGCGACATAATCCTTGCTGACTTTGGTCACGGGCATTATCTTATAGGCGACAGGGAAATGAGAATATCAGCGTCTCGTCATGTTAAATATGAAGACACATCTCTTGAGACAAGCGAAACATACGGCTTTGAAACTGATGAGACGTTTTGGAAGATTGTTCTCAGGACAGACGGCCAACCGCTTCTGAGTGCAGACATTACACCGAAGCGAGGAGCTAATGACCTGGGGATGTTTATTGTATTAACAACAACAAGCTAATAGGAGGTAAAAAACTATGGCAAACATACACAAATTTACAGAGAACGTTCGTTCAAGATATGGTGCTTTCAGCTCTGCATTGGGCGGAGAGACTACACCTGCTGACACAGTTGTTTCTGCTGAATTTGTCAACATGGCAAATTATGATCTGGTTGTGGGTCTTGCTCATGCTTCTGGAGTTGCAAGCGATGCGGTATTAACACTTGCCATGTGGCAGGCAACTGCTTCAGATGGCAGCGGCTCTAAGACAGTTTCAGGTGCAAGCGATACATTCACGTCTACCGCTACAAGCGATACAGATGTTCTGGTGGCTCAGGTTCGAGGCGAAGACCTGGATGTAGATAGCGGTTTTCAGTATGTGGGGTTTAAACTCGCAACTGATGCGGGAAGCGGGACGGAGAAGGTTGGCGGTGTGCTATTACAGTTGAGACCAAGATATGCACAGGCAACATTGCCTGCTTAATTTTGAATGAGTTAGGACAGGGGGCAGGCTTTGGCTTGCCTCCTGATCCCTTCTTTTTATAAGGAGGATATATGAGAATACTTTGGCATTCGGCATCGCCTATGGCCAATTCAGGTTATGCAGTAGTCACAAAAGAGATAATCCGGAGGCTTAGGGATGCAGGTCATTTTGTGAGAGTCGGGACTAAACATGCGGATCATGGATGGTATAAATGGGATGAGTTTGAGATATTTGAAGGAACGGATACATTTTTCATTAATCAAATGATTGAAACTGAAAATTTTGATTATATCTTTACTCTTTGGGATATCTGGCTTCTGCAAGGCAAAAGGCAGTATCCAAAAGAGAAATGGGTAGCCTATGTTCCCGTAGATACAGAGTATATAAGCAAAACATTAGCTGATGTCTGCAAAAATACTGGAATGCAAGTGGCGATGTCAAAGCATGGGGAGAGGGAGTTGAAGTCTATAGGGCTTAAACCTTTTTATGCACCTTTTGGGGTTGATACAAAAATATTCAAGCCTAAGCCCGAGGCAAGGAAAGCATTTAGAGGTGAATTCGGGCTTTCAGATGAACATTTTGTAATAGGCTCTGTAGGTCTTAATTATGGAGATGACCGGAAAGGATACGTACCCCTTATGCGGGCTTTTAAGGAATTTCACAAGAGGCATCCAAAATCTATACTTTATCTTCATTCCCTTGCAAATGAGAGGGATTCAAGGCAAAGCTTTATAAATTATCATAAAATAGCAGCTAATCTTGGGATAGATAAAGCCCTGATATGGCCTCCACAGTTGGATTATGCACTGAGTAGAATAGATCCGGATTGGCTAGCTGATATTTACAATGGATTCGATGTATTCTGCCTTCCAACAAAAGGCGAAGGTTTTGGGCTCCCGATAATAGAGGCTCAAGCCTGCGGAATTCCTGCAATACTGACAAATACAACAAGCTGTACGGAACTCTGCAAAACAGGATGGCTTATCAATACGACTGAGGATGACAGTCGATGGCTGCCAAATGAGACGTGGAGATTTGAGGCTAAACCATCTGCGATATTAGAGAAATTAGAGGATGCTTTTTCTCTCTGGGAGTCAGGCGGATTTGATTCCATGAGAAAAAAAGCAATGACTAATATTATGGAATATGATTGGAATAATGTATGGAAGAAATACTGGCTTCCAGTGTTTAAGGAAATGGAAAAGAGGCTTAAATGAATGATGATGTAATCGTATTTACTAAGGATTGGACTAGCTGCTGGAAGAAGGGCGATAGATTTAAGAGGTCGTCTAGGCCGCAGTTTGCAGCAGTGGTCATTGAGGCCGGTTATGCAAAGGCTTTAAGCAGGCCTCCTAAGAATAAAATGATAGAGGTAGCAGAGAAGGAGAAATAAAATGTCAGATTATAGAGTAAAATGGGAATATGATTCAGATATTGACGATTATAGTTATAATGTTGTTGATGCAGTGGTACGGATACAGGGATATACTGGTACAACCTATCAGAATTTAAGAATAGACCCTGCAACTTTTTCTCTTCAGGTAATAGATTTTATGGATTATGAGGTTCATGCAGGACATGCTTTTGTTGTGAGTCAGAGAAGTGCGGTTGATGCTTTTGATATATTATCGCCTTTATCATTTTATATCATAACTCCAAATACAACAAAACATTCACATATAGCTCTCTATGGAGAGGCGAATCTACCGGCATACTGGGAGCTTTTTGAGGATACAGGAAATGCAGCGGAATTCAATGTATCAGGAGGCAGTGCTATAACCCCGATAAATAGGAATAGAAATTCAGATATTACATCTACGCTCACTATTACAACCGGCCCTACTATTACAGCTGCTACCGCTGCGGCACTAATAGCAACTGAGGCTACAGGAAAGGCAGGGGGCGACGGGAAAAGTTTAGGATTTGTCTTAAAAAAGAACACAAAATATTTAGCCAGAGCAACGTCCTATCTGGATAATAATGAAGGAAGTTTCAGAATGAAATGGCATGAGCATACTGATTTAGAATAAATTATAGGAGAGATAAATGGCACTTGACAGCACAATAAGCTTAACCAGTATTTCTGAAGTTTTAGCTTTTTTAGGAGAAGACGCTAAACGTGATGCACTCTGGGTATATTATGCCGGAGCTGTAGACCCTTCAACATTAGAGGTGAAAGACGACAGATTAACCTTAACTCCTGGAGGCGATATTCTTTTTGCAACCTATGATACGCTGACCAAACTTGTAGATGAAATAAACGATACTACCGATTGGAAGGCTGGGCTTATTTATCATGGTTCTGCTGAGTCGGATGATTTACTTGTAACGGGTGCTTTAAATACGCTGGGTGATGAAAATGAGCAGGTGTTTACGATACAGGATAGATATCTCATCGAGAGACTAATAGACCGAGCCTCCGACATGATTAATCGTTATTGCAACCGGATCCTCAAGACAACTAATTACACAAGAGAAATATATTATGGCGCAGGATTCAGCAAATTACTACTTGAGCAGTATCCAGTAACAAGAGTAACAAGGCTGTCTGTGGGGCGGGCTAATTCGTTCTCAATTAAAAATACATCCACAGATGCTAATTTTTGTACAGTCGAGATAACGTCGACTAAAATCAGACTCATCGTAGATGGTGGGACAAATGCTGATGATACGGAGCTTACCCTTACTGATTATGACAAAATAGATGACCTAATAACTGCTATAAATGCTTTAGCGAAAGGCTGGTCAATAACTACAATGGCTACGGATACGGCTACCAGAAATGCTTCTGAACTCCTGATTAGACCGTCAATGTTTGTAAATGCTACAAAGCAGGCTTATTGCGAGACTGTAGATGATGACATAACGGATTATAAGCTGTTGAATCCCTCCGAGGCTAGGAATGAGGGGATTTTGTATAAAGCCGGCGGTTTCAGCGCAGGCCAGGAATATTTTATTGACTTTACAGCCGGCTACATTACAATTCCTTATGTATTAGAGCAATTTTGCATACACCTGGTATGCTATGTTTATGGCAAATCAAAGCGAGCGGGTGATGAGGAATTGAAAAGCGAGGTGTTTGGTGAAGGCGCAGATTATGAGTATGAGAAAATCTCCATATCGGATTTTGAAAAGGCCAGAGCCATAATGCCAATAGAGATTCAAAACGGGCTAGATTTATTTAAAAAGAGGAGTTTTTAGGATGAAAGAAATTTACATAGTATGGGTTGGTATTGCTGTGCTTTTGGTCACGATCATTCATTTCTTTAGATTGCAAATAATTAGACGGCGTGTGCAGAAAAGCAAACGAGAATCTAAAATCGGAATAATAAAATGATTAAGTCAACTGACTATCCTAAAAAAAGCCCTGAATGGACTATGGCTAAATTCCTTGAGGCTTGGGAGAAGCGGAACTGGAAGATGATGGCCAGGTATTGTCAGATTTCATGGAGCGCTATGTATCCAGATATGGAGAAAAAATTATTTAATCAATTTAGGCATAAATTTATAAGTGCAAAAATACTAAAAATAGAGAAAATAAGCGATGTAACAAGTGATATATCAGTTGAAATATATTATAAGGATATAAATATTAGACGAAGGATAAGAAGGAAAGTGCGGCTAATACGTGAGCTAGGCCCGATGCAACCTTCTGTTGATGGGACATATGGCGTGAACCCCACGTCAATGATTAGGAGTAGGAGATGAGCTTTGCAGGTCACTTGGATAAGACAGTGAAGATAAAGGATTTTACTAAAGGTGCTCCAGATGGTGCGGGTGGTTATTTGCCTTCAACCTGGACGACTACATATAAAAGGGTTAAGGGGGCTTTAGTGCTTATCCCTAAAGGTAAGGAGATATTTAAATATAACAAAGTAGATGTTTTTGCTGAGGTTTTCTGGTACATGGAATATTTATCAGGAGTTGAAGAATCGCAGCGTATTTACTGGGGAAGCCGAGTGTATGACATTAAGCTTGTACTGCCCTGGAGGGAGAAAGGGCGATTTATGAAACTTGCCTGTGTAGAGGTAGGGAGGGAAATATAATGCCTACATATGTAAAAGGAATTCCAGAGGTCGTTGCTAATTTGAAAAAATATCAGATTATCAAAACTCAAGCTATTAAGGACAGGCTGAAAAAACAGGCTTTTAAGATTGAGTTGGCTGCTAAAGAGGGGTGTCCTGTTGATACGGGTCGTCTCCGGGCCTCAATCTCAACTAATTGGGCTGACAGTCCTATGAGCGAAGGGAAAACAGGGAAAAAGGCAAAGCCAGGCGATGGGATAAAAAAACCTGGAGGGCCAAAAGGTTTAGTTTATGTCGGTGGAACTAATGTGAAGTACGGCTACTGGCAAGAACACGGAACGAAAAAAATGGCAGCTCAACCGTATCTTTTCCCTGCTTATTTTATGCACGAAGGTGAGACGATTAAGGCTATTGGGATAATTATGAAAAAGGATGTGAGGCTGAAATGAAGGTAAGTATAATAATTCCTACAATAAAAACAGAAAAGGAAATAGCAGATTTAATTTCTGAAATCAAAAACTCCGTGGTATATGAATTGGATTTGATTATAGTATCAAATGCTAATAAGTCTGCGGCAAAAAATAGAAATATTGGATTAGATAAAGCACGGGGCGAATTTATAATTATGTGTGATGATGATGTAGAGGGTTTCCCTTGCGGATGGGATAAGGATTTAATTAATGCATTGAAAAAAACAAAAGCAAGCATGGTTGGAGCAAGATTGTTAAATCCTGATGGTACACTGCATAAAACAAATTATGGAAATTTAGATATATCGAAGGATTTTATTGAAGTCAGAACTATGATTACAGCTTGCTGTGCTTTCAGAAATACCAAATTGAGATTTGACGAGAACTATAAAGGAAGTGGTTTTGAGGATACTGATTTCTGTAAACAACTGGAAGTGAAATTCTTTGTTGCGAATAAAGTGAAAATAGTACAGAGGAATGAACATAAAAACCCTTTTAATACTCAAAATAGAGATTATTTCAGGAGCAAATGGCAATGAATTTAGAGACGGCTTATAAAAGAATTTCAATGACAGACAAGGAAGTTGATCTGCTTAAAAAGGTCATAGAAAGCAACAAGATAATTGTTGAGATAGGTAGTTACGTAGGAAAAACAACATGCGCACTTGCTGAAAATAATATAGTCATTGCTATAGACCCGTTAATAAATGGATATGATCCTAATGATAAAGTGATCATGAATGGAGTAGAGAAGATCTTTAAATCAAGGATCAAAGGCAAAAATATCATTTGGCACAAGAAAAAAAGTGAAGATGTCTTAGGATCTTGGAGCATGATAATAGATGGGCTATTTATAGACAGCAAACATACAGAAAAGGCATTGAATAAGGATATGGAATGGATTGGCTTTGTTAGAAAAGGTGGAATTATAGCCTTTCATGATTATGGTTATAAAAAAGATGTTACAGATTTTGTGAATAAAAACATAAAACCTAAATATCAAGAGATTGGAAGAGAAAGATATTTAATAATTTTTAGGAAAATATGAAACCTTGTAAAGTAGTTGGTCTGGAAAATGTTACATGGAAATGTAACTGGAACTGTAAACATTGCTTTTTCAGAAGATTTGAAGAATTACATACAAATAAGGATACTCCTTTAGATCAGCTTAAAAGGGAAATAGATGCCGGCAAAAGCCGTGGTTGTGATTCTGTGGTTCTTTGCGGAAAAGGCGAGCCGATGTTACATGATCAAATTGATGAGATTATTAGTTATATTTCAAGAATAGGGATGAAATCTCTGATAATAACTAATGGTAGTATAAGTATTGAAAAATATCAGCGATTATATGATTTGGGATTGGATCATCTTCAGGTTTCTATGCACGGATTAGGGAAAACATTAGATAAAATTGCAGAGAGAAAAAGAGCAGGACAGAAACAAATGGAACTTTTAAAATGGTTAAATAGAAACAATTACCCATTTAGAATTAATATAACACTTCAGCAATTGAATCAATATGAAATTTTCGATATCGTCAAAAAGGCTGCTCAACTTGGGGCATTTCATATTTCTCTTTTGAATTTTCTTCCTCATTATCATTGGAGGTTATATTTGAGAAAAGTGGCGGTTAACCCCGTTGAATTGGTTGATGTTTTAGAAGAGGCGATGGCGTATATGGAAGAAAATAAAATAATTTTTACTCTTAGATATTTCCCTATGTGCCTATTAAAGCCCCATTTTTG